GATGATGACGCGGAAGATCAGGCAGCTAATGCCTCGCCAGTAGAACAGAGCAAGCGCAAGCCGTTAGGCCGCGAAGTGGCGACTGTTTTTGGCAAGCTCGCGCACAAAGTTCCCATCAATACAAACGACATCTGCGATATGGACTTCGTGCAAGTCTATATGGACAGTTCCAAAGCGCAAGCCAAAGGTAAATTCCCGTGGATTGCGGACAAGATCGCGGAAGGAGCGGGAAGCATTGGCGAGATCGGGATTGACCGACTGGCGCGAATAAACGTCGCGTTGGCGATTGATGGCGGATACCAAACCGATGATACCTACTCAAATGAATGCACTACGACGTACACATGGTTCAGGCCATCGGCGTACATGGACTGCAAAGCTGCTACAAGAGCAGAACTATTCGAGCAATGTCCTGACGGGCTGCTGGTTGCTTACGTGGGAGCAAATGATGCTTTAGCCTTCGCTCGTAACGAGTGCATGGACGACCATCTGACGGTAAAACAAGGGAAGCGTGGGAGCGGACAGAATCGCGCTTCGCAGATGGCTCCCATCGTTGCAATCCAAAGACGATTGAATAACTGGGTTGATCTACTGAATGATTTCTTCATCAAGACAGTACCTAAAGTGTGGATGGATAGCGATGCGTTCAACGTTGAATCTATCGCAACGCAGACCAACGTTCCCGGCGGACGCGGGCCATTCCGATCCAAGCCTGGAGTTGACAGCCAGAACCTGATGCTGCAAGAGCCGATGCCAACGCATCAGCCGAGCTTGCCTGAATTCATTCAGTACTTTATGGGCGATGTTTCGGAACAATTATCGGGAGCGTTGCCATCTCTCGCTGGTGCAGAAACCGATACTGACACTTATCGCGGGATTGCCTTACAGCGTGATAGTGCTTTGCAAAGACTAACGACTCCTTGGGGAGCGATTCGGGAAGCGATGTCAGATGTTAGTCGGCAAGCAGTTCAATCTGCCGCGAGATGCCGCGAGAAACTTGGGCAGACATCAATCAGCGAATCCATTCCCGGAAGTGGCAAGGTCACGATGGAGATCGCAGACCTTAAAGGCAATATTCTTACCTTCCCGCTGACAGATTCAACGATTCCCGAAACATGGACAGAAACAGCCTCTAAATATCAGCAGATCATTACTGAAGCACCGAGTAACCCGTGGCTGGCGAAGATCCTTTCACTGCCAAGGAATATGAAGTTTGCGAAGGATGCGATCGGCTTGGGTGATTTGGATGTACCAGAAGCAGACTCGATAGATAAACAGCTTTCCGAGTTTGAAACCCTGCTCAAGACTGGCCCGCAACCTAATCCGCAATTGCTGCAAGCGCAACAGCAGTTACAACAGGCCGAACAGCAAGCCAATGCGGAAGGCCCAGAGGCGATAGCTCAATTCCAGCAGATGAAACAGCAGGCGACACAGGCCATGCAGCAATTGCCGCCCATGATCTCTACCGTGCCCGTGCGACAAGACGCTTCCGAGGATCACGAGACCGAAGCGCAAACATGCTTTGAAAAGATGATTTCGCCCGAAGGACGCCGTTTGTCAGTTGAGAACCCTGATGTATTTCAAAACCTCCATCTGCACTGGCAAGAGCATACCGACATGGCGAAAAAGCTCGCTCCGCCTCCGCCGCAAAAAGAACCTTCGCCCTCGCTATCAATGGCGGTGGATAAATTGCCGCCTGAGTTAGCAGCGCAGGGAGCGAGCAAGTTTTACGGACTGAATGCAAGCCCGCAGCAGTTTCAAACTCAAGACGCTACCGAAACCGAGCAGAAGATCACAGAGAAGCAAGCTGACTACGGTCGCCCGGTAGCAGTTTAATCAGGAGAAACAATCATGGCAGCAGGTGAATCAATCGTACTTGACGGAATGGTAGATGAGCCGATGGATGATGTTGTAGAAACTCCAGCGGAAGAAACTACCGAAGTTGAAACCGAAGTTGAAGGCGTTGAGCAGGAGCTTGAGCAAGAGCAGGAAGTAACCGAAGAACAGCCTTTAACCACAAAGGCGATCAACGAACTGCTCAAGACGCTCAAAGCTTCAAATCCGCAGGCAGAGAAAGAGCTTCGCAAAGCGTTTAATTCGCACGTTCAATATTCCCAGCATTTCCAGACTCCGGTCGAAGCGCAGGAAGCCAAGTCAACGATTGAAGCTCTGGGCGGAGTAGAAGGAATCTCCGCACTGCAATCCAAAGCACAAGCGATTGACCTGGTGGATGAAGGCATTGCCTCTGGAAATAAAGAAATCATTGATGACATCTTCGCCGACTCGGGACTGTCAAAGGGATTCGCGGACAAACTTCTGCCGTATGCGCTCGACAAGCTGGAGGAAGTCAATCCCAAGGCTTACGACTCAGTCATGCGTGGGCATGTTGTGGGTGCCTTGGAGTCGGCGGGCCTGAATGATGTGTTTACGGCGGTCTTGGGAGCGTTGCAGAACAACAAGCCAGAAGATGCCAAAGGTTTAATCCAGAGAGCGCAGCAATGGTTTGATGGGCAGAAGCAGAATGCCCAGCGAAGCAAGAGTTCTGGCCCTGACCCGGACCGCGAAAAGCTGGAATCTGACCGCCGCTCATTTAATGAGGAGCGCGAAAAGACTTTCAAGAGTGATTGCGATCGCGGAGCTTGCCGAGCGCGAGACACGGAGATTGACAAATCTCTTGCGCCATATTTGAAGCTCAGGAAATTCGGAGAGCAGGGATTAGCTGACTTCAAAGGCGCAATCCGCCGCGAAGTTTCAACGCTACTCAACAAAGATCAGAGCTACAAGCGTCAGATAAACGCCAACTTCTCTAACCCTCGCCGCGATCAGAACAAGATTGTTGAATACATGGGATCGCAAGCAGCTTTAGTCGTTCCCCGCGCAATCCAGAATGTTTGGAAGCTCAGAGAATACGGCGCATTACCAAAGTCCGGCCAGCATAACCAGAACAATAACAACGGCAACGGATCGCGTCCCACTGGCGTAATCACTCTTTCCAAAAAACCCGCGCTGGATGACTTGCAAGAGAACGAAGGTTACATGGAAATGTACCTCGGCAAGCGCGGCGTGATGAAGTCTGGCCCGTTCAAAGGGCGGCAGGTCACGTGGAAATAAGTTTGGCCCAAAGCGGCATAGTCCTCGAAGGACTTAAAACACTCGTAAATGCTGCTGAGTAAGTCTTTACCCGCGATTCGGGCAGTCGCGGTTCCATCGGCAAGGAAGCTCAGGAGATTCCGGCGGGATGAGATTCATTCTGAGGAATCAGTATGTCGCAATTAAATGAGTTAGCGGCTGAGGCGATTGAAGTAGATGCCTTTAGCGCAGACCTCGGCGAACTGGTGCCAAAGTTCAAGAATTTGTATTCTTTGGCGCTTAAACGCTTCAAGAAAGTCCCATCTTCCAACATTACTGCTGCGGGCGGAGTTACTCGTCCTTCAGCAAGAGTGCAACTGCGTACCCAAGGCGGTGTAGGGATTTCGCAGGGCACGGGCGACAATGACGCGCTTCCCTCTGGCGGCGGTTCGCAGTACGCGGCCTTCGCTATCTCTCCTGTGGTTATCTACGCTTCCAACCAGTACACCTGGCTGGCACAGCAAGCCACTCAGGGAAAAGAGCGCGGCACGTTCAACGTTACAGCCCGCGAACTGAAGTACTCGATTCAGGCTGCGGAAACTGGCATTGAAGGCTTGATGAATGCCGATGGCTCTGGGGCGATTGACCAGATTCCATCTACGGCGGTCATTACCACTGGCGGTTCGGGTGCAACCACATCCATCATCGCCGGACTGAATAACGCTTCTGCATTCACCGATCAACAGGTAGTGCAGATTTTCCCGTCTATTGGCGGCGCGACTCGCGGGAACGCAACGATCTCTTTTGTTGATCCCGTAACCAACACTTTGAATTTCTCGACTGCATTGCCCTCCACTGGCGGCGCAACGGCGGTTGGTGACTTCATCGTGGTCGCAGGATCTTCAGGCGCACAGCAGAACTCCATTCTTGGACTTCGCTTGTGGCAGAACAATTCCAACACGGGAACTTTGGCCGGATTGAACCGCGCCAACTATCCCAGCCGCCTGCAGACTCCAACCATCAATCTGAATGGCGCACCACTCACCATGACCGTGGGATTGCGTGCCATGACGCTGATGGATCGAGCCATCGGGGAAGATTCCGAAGCCTCGGAAAAGGGCATTTGGTATGCGGGATACGATCAGGGCATTGCCGCTTCCAATCAGTACTTCAACGTGCTCATTGCGAATGCTCAAGATGTGAAAGGCGATGCGCCGCTTGACATGGGCAAAAGGCGGTTTGCGGCTGAATTCTGTGGCCGCGAACTGATGACTTCCATCACTGCCTTACCGGGCCGGATGGACTTGTTCGTGCCGGAAACCTGGAACATGTTTGAACTGACTCCGCTCAAGCCCTACAACTTTGGCGGCGGCACAACGGTGATGCCTGTCCCGAATACCAGCGGGACATACAACTCCAGCTACCTGATGACCCTTGTAACGGGCTTCAATGTGGCAAACTCCAATCCCCGCGCTGGATGCTTCATCCAGAATGCGGCAATCCCGACGATCTAGTGCAATTCAGTAAACCAGAGGTACATTTCGAGCACCCGGCGCAAGGGCCAGACAGTTGTTCCGGGTGCTCCCATTTTCAAGTGATAAGCCCATTGCATTGCGAAATTGTGGCAGGCAGGATCATGCCGCAAGACTGGTGCGATAGGTATGAATCAAATCAGGAGAAAGTAAATGGCGAAAGATAGCTTGGCCCAAGGCGCGAGGTCGGCGCAGTTCTCGGCTGGAAGCGGAAGCGAACTGCCGACACGAGAAGAATTGAATCGCAGAGGAATTATCGCTTTAGAAGAGCGCGTTGAATCAGACGAAAGCTGGCAGGCTTCGGAGGCACTTGCAAAACTCCGCACAGCCCACGATATTTCTCGCAGTTATCAGCCCATGAATGACCGCGTGCTGATTCGAGAAGTTGTCGAGCAGGAATCGGGAATCATTCAGCCAGACGCTTTCAAGCTGAAATCGAACAAGGGCGAAGTGGTAGCGGTTGGCTCAGGCATGGTGCTCGGAACTCAGCTTTTGCCAATTCCCTTGAAGCCCGGTGACATCGTGCATTACAGCGAGTACGGCTCGGAGAATGTGGAAGTCTGCGGGGAAAAGCTCTTGCTGGTTTCAGCCTTTGATATTCGGGGAAGGTTCATTGAATAACCTGCAAGACAAAATTACTCGCGCCGGCGGATTGAATCGTTACGGCAAGCCAAACTTCTTACTGGTTTGGGGCCCAAGCTGGAAAGATCGCAGGGGTGGAACGTGGAATGCGAATGGCAAGTACTTTCGCGGCTACAAAGAGGTAGTTGAGGAAAAACGTCCCACGTGGATATTGAAGCAGTGGTACGCGCCGGAGGAATTCGGCACACCAGAGATGTGGTACTTGACCAACATTGAACCTGAAAGCGGATTGCAGCTTCTAGGCGAGTTTCCCTATCGCGGAATGTACATGACTTTGCAAACGCTTTGCTGGGCGCGATTGGTGAACGGAGAATTGAAAGTCGAATACATGCCGCTGAACTCCGAGATAGTTGACATGCTTGTTCCCTTGGCAATCGAAGCAAAAAAGGCTTCATTCACGCGAAGGAAAATAGCTGCCGAAGCTCTGGCGGCAAAGGAAGAGAAAGACCTTGAGAGTGAGATTGAGGCGCGAAGGAACAATGCAAGACTCGCGTTTCGTGGGCCAGTTTCATTCTCGCGGCAGGGTTGCAGAACATCGCTGGTGGATAAAAAAGCCCACGAATTGAATCAGATGTGGAACGTAATCAGCGCGAACGCCCGCCGCGTGATGCAGCGCGGTATGGGTATTTCGCAAGCATAAATCAGGAGAACACAAATGCCAGACTATGGATTGCAGCAAGCATCAACTGACGGGAATGGGAGATTCAACAAGGCTTCCATTGATAAAAACCAGGCAGAATTCGATGCCAATATTCAACC